GCCATCGGTTCGCTCGCAAGCTCAGTCATGGCAAAAGTCCCGGTTGTGCCGGCGGCCCCGGCGGAATAGGCGGCACGCGCCCGTTTTTCACGTCCTCGATCGCTGCCTTGATGTCCTCCCTCCGCTGCTTGCGGTCGAAGGTCTTCACGGTCGGGGTAATTTCCTGGTCGCCCAGTTCAAGATAGCGCTCACCCTGGGGGTTGCCGCTGGGCAGATACGTGGCGCGCAGCCCGCGGAGACTGTCGTACATCTTGCCGTCCGCACCCCGGCACGGCTCGATATAGTCGGAGAGGATGCGCGGGGCTGATATCTGCCGATGCGCATCCTCTCCGCACTCGCACGCCTGCACAGCCTCGAAATCGGCAAGCTTCACATGCCGTTCGAACCGGTGCCCTTCGGCGCAAAGGAAATCGTAGAGGGGCATTACCGCTCCACGCTCTCCCAGCCCTTGATCCAGACCTTGTGCCTGGCGTCGGACTGATCGTACGGCGCATCCTCTTTGGAGATGCTGCCGGCGGCGGCCGTGCGGCCCTGTTCGAAGACAATGCGGTCCTCGGGGTCCTTGGGCGGATTGGCCGCCTTTGCGTGGTTCTTGTCGGTCATCACTTCTCTCCTGAGCCCCCGCTCATTCGGTTCACGCCTTCAGCGCGGCGATAATTGCGTTGACCTTGGTGGTGAGCGACGCGAGCTGGTTGGCCAGGGTGGCCTCAGTATAGCTCGCCGGCACATCCACGATGGTGTCCGAGGGCGTGCCGCCGCTGCTGTCGGTCAGGGCGACCAGAGCCGCGATCTGGGTCTTGGCGGCAACCGCGCCGCTGATCTGCGATGCGACTTCCTTGGCGAGGGGTGGAACCATGCTCAGTTCCGAAAGGCGTCGTGCGTCGGGCATTGGTCTTCTCCTTCAAATATCAGGTGAAATCGCCCACCGCGGTGACGGATACGCTCGCCCCCGTGGTGATCTTCCAGGCGCCGGATATGCTGTTGGCGCCGATTGGAACGGTGAAGGGCCTGAGATCGGCCACCGAGGTTGCGCCACCCGGGAAGGTGTAGATGGGCGTCGCGTTGTCGAGGATGATCACCGTGCCCGGCGAGGTGCTGGCAGGTTGGATCTCGATATGGCTGAGATAATCCCCGGTCGCGCCAGTAGCCCCCAAGACCTGCGCAGTCTGGCTCGCCGCGACGGTCTCATATTCTAGGCTCGCGCTCTTCGACGTGACCGGATCGGTTGGCGACCCCGCTCGGAACGCTGAACCATCCTTGCCAACCGGCGTGACTGGTGCTCCACCAACGGCCATCATTCTTCTCCTTCATTCATGGCTTGGCGTTCGGCGAGGGACATCTGCCGATCGCTGGATTCTTCGGTGAACTCCTGCTGGCGATCCGCGCGTTGCTCGCCATGGTCTGCGCGCTGGTGTTCGCGCTCGCGGAACTGCTGGTCAGCTGCAGCGCCCTCAACCGCCAATTGCTGGTCGACCTGCTGCGCCTGTGCCTGATTGGCTGCCGTGTATTCGGAAAGCTGCTGCTTACGCTCGTCCAGGCCGATGGACGCAAGTATCTTGGCAGTGTCGGCGGTGAGCTTGTTGATCTGCGCCTGCTGAAGCTCGTTCTTCTGGCCCATCTCGGCCAGCTTGACCTGTAGCTTTTCGGTTTCCTGCTGCGCGCGCTGCTGGTCAGCCATGGCCTTTTGCTGAAGCTCGGCCATTTTACGCTCATTATCGGCCTGCGCGAGAGCGGCCTTGCTCTTCACGCCTTCCATAGCCGCTTTTGCCTTCATCTTCTCGGCATCGGCCAAGCCCTGCTGAGCCTTGATCAGCTCTTCGTTCTCTCCGCCGCCCTGCGCGGCCTGCGCCTTGGCAGCCATCTCGGGCGCGGCATCAATGAACTTGTCGATCGCGCCACTCAGCTGGCGGCCGGCGCGATAGGGCGCGAGCACGAACTTCAGCATCTCTCCGGCCAGAGCCGCACCTTGCTCACCCATCGCCATCAGCCCGGTCAGGCCCTGGCTGGCATTGGTGAACTCGGTGAGGAACTCGTTGCGAGACTGCTTCTCCTGCATCTCATCGGTGAGGATCGTGCTGTCCGTCTCGATCTCGAACGTGAAGTTGCGGGCCTTGCTGTCCCGGAGCAGCTTCATCACATCCTCGATCGGCACCTGTTGCTCTGCCTCGTGAAGCATGGGTGCGTACTTCTGGACGATCTGCTGCTGGGCCTGCTGGAGCATCTGCTGGGCTTGAGCCGGATCTGGCTGCTCTGTGCCCTGCTGGCCCTGCATCTGCTGCTGCGCGGCCTCCCTCGCCTTCTGGCCGAGCGCTTCAAGCTCCTGCTTCGCCGCAGCCTCGATGCCTTTGATGCGCTTCTCGATGTCAGCCTTGGTGTGGACCTCCATCTGGGACATCTCCAGCAAGGTCTCTTTGCTGAAGTTCTCCGAGATGATCTCCGCGGCGATCTTGACGGCTTCAGCCGCGACCCGCTGAAGCTCATCGATCTTGCACCGCACGCGCACCGAGCCGTACTGGGTTTTCAATTGCTGGGCGCCGAGCGTCTCTTCAGCTTCGGTCGCACCGCGCATGATGTCGCTGATGCCCGACAACTGGTAGAAGTCGTCGATCAGCTGAGCCCGGGCCGCAATGAGCCCCTGGATCGCCTCCGCGATCTCCTTGAGCGGAATCCACGACACGATATTGGCCGCGCCACCTGTTGCCATCATCGCGGCGCCAGGCACTGGGATCAGGATCTGGTCATCATCGCTGCGGATCAGCTCTTCCACCGCATCGCCGATATCGCCGCCGGCCGCGATCAGGCCCTTAAGACGCACCTTGTCGAGCAACAGATGGATGCGGGCGGTCAGTTCGCCGATCTTGTTGAAATGGACGGCATAGCGGCGATAATCCGGCACTGGGACCAGACTGCGACGGCGCAGGGTGCCGAATGCGGGACGCGGGCACGGGAAGAAACCCGAGAGCTTCAGGTGGGGCTCGTCGCTGTCCAACAGAACGTCGACACCCTCGGTGACCCAATAGACCTTGTTGTCGGCGCGGTGCCAGACTTCCCAGACCTTGGCCTTCTTGGTGGTCTGCCTCTCCTCAACGCCGTCCTGAGAACGTCGAAGCATGAACTTGGCGTTCTGGTACGCATCCCCGCTTGTCTTCCGAAAGCGTTTGCGCATCTCACTTTTGGTCATCCAAGCAGCGCCAGCGACCCAGCCTACCTCTGACCATTTGCGGGCCGGCTCATGGAGAAAGTCGGTGCGGTCCTTGTGCTCCGAACACACCCGTTGGCCGTCGCTGTCCTTCTCGTAGGTGATCCACATCACCCCGCGGCCGTCGAACAACAGGTCGTCGCGCACTGCGGTCATCACATCGTCGATGCCGGTGACCTTGAACGTGCTGATTGCCACACGCTCGAGCATCTCGGCGGTGATGTTGTAGAGCTGGCGATTGTCCTGGAAGAGCGGTGCTACCGCCGGGATAGGCGGTTTGGCGTAGACTGCCGGCTTCAGGATTTCATAGCTGGACCAGAACAGGTCGAACTCGCGGTCTGACCAGCCAGGACCGTCTGAATCGATAGACGGCGACACGTAATAGCCGATGCCTAGGCTGTAGACCTCATCGATGGTCTTGCACGTGGCAAGCCAGTCGTTGAACTCACGCTCAGCCCGCTTGAGGGCAGCAAGCACGCCGGCCGATGACTTGGGCTCAGGTCCGCTGAACGCGTCCTCGATATCTTCCTCGTTCATGCGCGCCTCCGCGTCGGCAGAGGCGGCGCAATAACGCCATCGGACACGACATGCGGATGATGACGGGCCTTGCTTGTCTCGTCCTTGGGTTTAGAACCCATCTCCATGCGGTCCATCAGCTGGCCGATCAGGCCAAGCGCATCGACCTGATCGTCATGTACGCCAACGGGGAAGCTCATCATCTCGCTGATCAGGTCGGACAGCCATGGTGCGTCCTCGGATACGTAGAGCCCTTGGAGCGCCATGCGCCCACGGATGGACTGCGCACGCACGGCTTTGTCCCCGCGCGTCGGGAACTGCTCGCGAGCGACGTAGGCCTTCTGTTCGATCTGGCGCTTGATCAGGAACGGGCCAACGCCCGACTTGATCTGGCCGGTCTCCTCCGCCCAGCCGATCGGCCCCCACTTGCGAACCAGCGCGCAGAAGGCATCAACCCACACGTCGGAGCTGGCCTGCTGGCGCCACAGGTCGAGCAGATACATGCGGCCCTCGGGATCGATGCCGATGACACCATGGACGGTGTAGTCGCCACCGTCCGCGGTCACGGCATAGTCCGAGCCGCCATAGATGCTCATCGAGCGTCTGGGCGGTATCTGTGCAGCGGGGACAGTGTGGATCCACTCGCGCTTGAAATAGTCTCCGGTGTCTGGCGCGGGCTGCTGCTGATAAAGCGCGGACCACGTGCGCGGTAGGCGTTCGAACGTCGCCCAATGATCGCGGCCGAACCACTCTGGCCAGATGTAATCGCCTATGGCGCGGCCAAGCGGATCATCGAGGCGATTGCACTTGGCGGGAATGCAGATGACTTCCCACGTCTCGCCATCGCGGCACTCGATCAGTCCGCTCTCCCCTGCCCAGCCCTCTGGCAGGATGGAGCCGGCGAGGTCTGCCTCATGCCAACGGGTCTGCGTGATCATCACCGAGCCGCCAGGCTTAAGGCGAGTCAGCACGTCATCCTGATATGCCTCCAGCGTGCTCTTGCGGGTAACCTCGGAATCAGCTTCCTTGCGTCCCTTGATCGGGTCATCGATCGGAATGAAATCGGCACGGTTGCCGGTGATACCAGACAGGATGCCGCCGCCCATGTATTCCGAGCCGTTCTCAAGCGCCCACTCATCCGCAGCGCTACTCTCGGAGCTAAGCGAGGTGTCGAACAGCAGGTTGAACTTACGCTGCTTGGTGATCGACCGCATGCGACGCCCGAACTTGCGGGCAAGGTCAGAGCCGTAGCTGACGCCGATGACCTTGAAGCCTGGAATGCGGCCCATGGCGTGCGTGGGGGCCACAACGGTAGCGTAGGTGCTCTTGGCGCTACCCGGGGGCAGGAACAGCATCGTGCGGCCGCGATGCTTGTTGATGCACCGTTCTGTGGCGCGAAGAATGATCTCGTGATGCTGAGCTAGGACCGTCTCGACCGGGGCGAAGTCCTCGCAATCGTCATCCTCGTCAGTGACTGGCGCGCCGGGCACGTCAATGTACCGAGCATACTCGACCATGCTGTTGCGCGCCGCGCGGCGCCGAAGGATCTCAGACGCTGCATGCTGGGGGGAGATAGCTAGGGCCGCGGTCATGCGCCTGCCGCAATCTTGGCAAGCTCATCATCGGTCAGGTCATCGGCTGCCCGCTTCACGCGAACGTCCAATTCCTGCTTATCTGTCCATGCGTCGCGGCGGCGGTTCTTCAACCAGAAAATCGCGGCAGTGGTGTCAGGCGCCACCTTCGCACGAAACGGAGCGTAGACCGGATGCTCAGCCCCCGCCGGCATGAAGATTTTGACCTCTTCCTGCTCGTAACCGATGGCGCGCTGGTACAAGCTGCGCTCGACGCGCTCGTCAGCGATTTCCTTGCCGGTCTTTATGGCCTGACAAAAATCATCATGGACGTGCTTCCACCGATAGATGGTCCGCACATCTACCTCGAAGAAATCCGCCATCTCTTGATCGGTGGCGCCGAACAGGGCCAGCTTTTCGGCCTGGCGCGCGTATTCGGGATTATATTCGGATGGGCGCCCTGCGCTCACACTGCACCAAGCAGCAGGTACACCGCGATGAGCACAACGGCCACAGCGGTCAGGTCCACGCGGGATGCGACACCGAGGAGTGCGAGGACGCCGCAGATCAGCGCAGCGATCAGGAGGACTAGCGCGATTGTCATAGCGCCGTATCAGCTACAGCATTCGTAACGCCGTGTGACCAATGCATTAAATGCTTAGACTTGGCCCATGCGCTGGAGATCCCGGATGATGCGGCGAGCATCGTTGTAGCTATGCAGGTTGCAGCGCCGCGCCAGTTCCGCCCATGAGACACGGCCACGATCAGCTACCGTATCAGCATATGCCTGGAGCACCTGTTGTCGGCGGTGCGTCATGGTGAGCTTGGGACGCCCGCGGTTCATGTGTTCTCTCCTTGGGTGGTGTTGGTATTGCTGGGTTTTTCTGGCGAAGAAGGCGCCGCATAAGCCCTGACCAACGCGGCGATGGCGATACAAATTGCCAGTGTGTTGGCATTGACCTGCGCACCCATCCAATCGAGCATCGCCAAAACTGCGAGCAGGACAGCTATGTGCCCAAGTGCTTTGAGCCATGGAATCACGCTGCCTTCTCCCCGCCTTTGAGTGGGTTGGATTGGGTTGATGTTGCTGGATTTTTCACGCTGCCAGCCCGAACTTCTTGCGGATTAGTTCCATCTCGGCTTGCTGTGCGGCGGTCATCGGCTCTTCCGCTTCCGGTGCGCGGTATTCCGCATCATGCTTGGCGATGAGGTGCTTGATGCGAGCGAGACGGAAAGCCCGAAGCGACATTTCCGTGCTGCGCTCGCGCAGATCCTTGACCGTCGGGAAGAACTGGCAGGTCCGGATTGCGTCGCGGCATGCATTGGCCAGCACGTCGGGCGGAATGTCGGCCAGCCCGTCGCGGTACAAGCGATGGCGGGTTGTAGCTTCCTCGTCCGTGCTCTTGCCGCCAGGAAACGCGACGGCCAGCATGGTGATCGACTTGCCGATGTAGTCCGGTGTCGCCGGGGTGAGCGCAGCCTCGTATTGCGGGACCAGCTCAGCCAACGCGGCTCGCTCTGCCGGCGCGATCACCCGCTGGTAGTGCGGGTGCGTCTCGTCGACCAGCTTAGCCAGTTCCGAACTCTGCGAGGCCAACGCGGAACATGGCGTTCTGCGGCTCATTTCGGTGGTCGTTTGCAGGTCGTTTGCCATTGAATCCGCCCTTTCCGTCTCGTCGGTCTTGCTCGATCACCCAGTTCGCCCAGGTGGCTTGCCAATCGCGCTTTCGGGCGTTGGGGCCGTTTGCCGAACGCCAATGGTTTTCGAAGCTTTCGAGTGCGCAGCGTGCCCAGTCCTGCCCCCGAAGCTCGACGATCTGGCCCGAGACGGTCGAGCGATCGAGCTTACCGGGCTTCCAACCAGCGGGAAGCCGAGCGCCTTGCGCGCGTACCCCCCGCTCGGGGTTAGGATTAATTTCTTTAGGGGGTCTGGGGGACGTTTCTTTATCAAGGGAGGGGGGTGCGTCTGTGACATCATGTGACGTCACGCTATCTCCCGTTATGTCACGTGACGTCACGTTACGACGAGAGGCCTGACGGTCGCGATCAGCGCGGCGACGGCTCTCAATCGCCTCCTTGTCCAAGCGTGACTGAGCGACCAGCATGGCGACCTCTTCTATAAGGTCAGCCGGCGTGCCTGCGGCGATCAGACGGGCAATGAGACCACTCACAGGGCGATCACCCGCACATGAAGTCCCGGGGTACCGCCATAGACCTTGAGAACACGCATCGATGCGACCTGGCTGTCATCGGCCCAGCAGACGCCGTTCAGGCCGTCGCCAAGGGCTTTGACGATGTTGTCGGCATCGGGGCGGCTGGTATGCCAATGGGCCGCGTTCTGGCGCTTCTTCGACCAGCTTGGCGGGATAGCGAAGATCGCCGTGGCCTCGATGGCTACAGGGCCGTCATAGGGCGGCGCGCTGTCCATGGCCTGTTGCCCTGCCTGCGCGATCAGACCCTCATAGGCTACCGTCTTGGCCGGGGTGTAGGCGCGCGCGAAGCCGCCACGCGTGGAGATGCGGGGGCGGCCCTTTGCTATGGGCTGTCCAGGCACGACGAAGCTGATCACCCGCGCGCCTCCATCAATAGGCGTCCATTTGTTGGCGCTCGTGCTTGAGGCGCATGTTGAGGGCATTGTTCGCTACCTGTCGGCGAGCGTGTTCGGCCGTACCTGGAATATCGGCCTCGATGATGCGGCGCGCTTCTGCTGCGCCCACCTTCTTGCGAAGGATCTGATATTCGGCGCGGCGCTCTTCCGGGCACCATTGCAGGAAGCGGAATCGCATGACGGCGGCAGTTCCCGCGGCGCGGCGCTCTTGCACCTCAGGCGACGCGAGATAGATCGATCGAAGCCGATCCCCGCCGGCCCGGCGCATGGCCTGCCACTCGGGATCGTCCTTGCGCTCTTCCTCGAGGCGATAGCGGGAGGCGCTGATCTTGGCCCGGTGCTCCGGTGATTTTACGGTGTCGCGCAAGCGATCCAGTCGCTTCGCGTTGATCTCAGGATCACTGATCAGCCGAGCCAGGCAACACGATCGGCACCGCCCACCCTTCGACCATCTGCTGACAGGAGCAGGGCAATCGAGACAGATGCGTGTCATGCTCCAGCCCTCCGAGTCTTCCAGCCTTTGCGGGCTGCGTCACGGCGAGCGGCGTAGAGTTGGATATTGGGCTGCGCGCGGGTCTGCGCGACAATCTCGGCGAGGCGGCGGCGCGCCTTGCGCTCGCGAAACTTCCGCAAGATTTTGGTTAGCATGCCTGCGCTCCCAGATCGGCGCGGATGCGGGCCCAAACATAGTGGCCGCGATCCTTCTTCACGCCGTGGATGCGCTCCCATCCTGCGATGGTGCCGCCCTCAGCCATATGCTCGGCGAGAGACACCTTCTCCGGAGCGAGACGCGCCTCCGCTTCAGGGCCCTTCGATGACGCTTGCGTCCATTTGGGCCGGTACACACCGGCGCGGCGCAGCATACCGCGCACGGCCGGCGGGTTGACGCTGAACTGGAATGCGATCTCGGGGACAGGGACGCCGCGCTGGTACATGGCGCAGACGCGTTCGCGGTCGGATGCGATAGGACGGCTCATAGAACCCTCGCTGGCAAGAGGATGTGGAAACCCCAGTTCTGTCCCTTCCAACCGAACAGCAGCGGATAGGGAGCAACGCGCTCTGGGATCATGAAGAGGTCGAAGGCGGGCGCGTTCATGCTGCGGCACTCAGCGCGACAAGTTGCGCCCCCCGGCTGACCAAGCGCGTACCAACCACCTTCAGGTCTTTGCGCTCGTCCTTGTCGAAGACGCCATCACGCGCGGCACGGGTCACAACCGCATTGTCGTCGGCATTGTCCGCTGCCAGCTCGCCCGGTGCAGGCTCGTCACCCGGGAGCCAGAACGCGCCCTGCTGGGCGGGCTGAAGCAATTCGGTGGTGAAGTCCGGTCCGATGAACGATGCCAGTGTCAACACCTCTTCAAGATCCGGCTTGCGGAAATCGGTGCTGTCGACCTGCGCCATGAAGCTTTCCAGCATCCGATCCTTGATGCCGGTGCCGTTCGAAACCTGCTTGACGCTGTAGCGCTTGCCGCGACCGACAAACATGCGCAGCGCCTCTCGGAAGCGCTCGTTTGCTGCGCTGCGGGAAATAAGCAGACCGATGTCCGCTGAATCGTTACGGTCGCTCATCTAGATGCTCCGTTATGGATGGAATTGGAATCCCGATCGGCAAGGCTGTGAGACTGGCTTGGGCTAGGACGTGCCTGAGGATGGTTGCGACGCGCTTTGCGCTCAGCGATCAGCCATGCGACGATGACGAACAGAACGTCGAACGCCACAATGGGCGCCAGGATCGTGAGTGCGATGTTGAGCGGGCTCATGCTGCCGCTCCGAACAAGGAGCCCTGCCTTTGAGCATCCTCAATCCGCTTGCAGGCGATGTCGAAGTATTTGGGCTCGCGCTCGATGCCGAGGAACTGGCGATGCATCTGGACCGCGGCAACGCCGGTGGTGCCGGACCCCATGAAGGGATCGAGGATCATCTGAGATACGCCGGTCTTCTCAATGCACCAACGCATGATACCGATGGGCTTCTCTGTCGGATGATGACGTTCGCGGGTATGACTGGCGAGGCTCGTGTCGCGACGACAGTAAACGCCGTGTCCGCCTTTCATCCACGCAACTTCGGCGTCAGAAAGGAAAGAGCCGAAGCCAGCGTCAGAACGCTTGATCCACACCAAGGTCGTTCCGACAGGAAGACGTTCGGCGTAATGGTTGCTACCCCAGAGCACTACCTTAGGAAAAGCGAGCCAAGGAGCCGGGTCGAACGCTTGATCGTCTTCCGCGATTGCGCCCCAATCCGATCGGCCCCGGCCACGTTTGAAGGCGCTGCTAGGCTGCCCGCCGGAGAAACGGGAACTGTCAGTGTTCCACTTCATTCCATAAGGCGGATCGGTCACGACAGCATCGACCTTGCCGAGCGTCGGCAGGATCTCGCGGCAATCGCCCAAATGGAGCACCGCGTTGCCGATATGCTCGACGCGGCTCATGACCGACGCTCGGAATTAAGCACCCGCGCAAAGGAGTGGGAGGACAATGCGCGGGTGCCTCCGGTCGGGGGGATGTCCGCCGGAGTATTGCTGTGATCGAGAGTATCTGCTTGGCAGAGGATGCAAAGAAGCTCGAAGTGGTCGCGACAGACCTGCGCGGGCGCGCGGGATTTGATGCGCCGGAGCGTTTCCCGGAAAGCGTCGCTTACCTCGTCATCGATCTTGCGGAAGCGGCGAGCATCCCAGCCCCATTCGTCGCGCGCGGAGGGGTCTTCGGCCAAATCGACCCAAACGCCCCATCGCGCTTTCCCCATTGCTTCAATACGATAATAATCCCCGCGCTTGGGATGCCAGTTAGCTGGATTCCCACCAGGCCGGCCGTCTACACAGATGACGACATCGCCGGGCTGGAAGCTGCTCACTTGCCTGTCTCCGGTGCTTCGGTGACCAGCAGTTCGCGCTTGTGCACCTTCTCGACCCGATATGTATTGGGGGTCGGGAAGTGACGCAGCACCTTAAGCGCGTCCGCCTTGGTTTCGTACCACCCGTGGCAATCGGTGAACTTCCGCGCACCCGGATCTTCCGCGCGGCAGAAGTTGCCGTCCGGCGCGAAAAATATGTCGTACTTGAGCACCCAAATAGGTGCGTCGACCATCCGCTCGATGGGTTGCCAGCCGGTCATGCCGCCTCAGCTTCGTTAGAAACCTCAGGGCGGCGCGCCTTGGATTTGAGATATGCCAGCGCCTCAGCAGACAGCGCCTCGCCCTCGATCGGCTTAATGGCGAGCAACGCCTTGCGCCTCCAAGGCGGAATGCGCTCGTTGGCTTTCCAGCTATGTACTGTCTGGACGGGATCGCCGGTTGCCGTGGCGATGGCAGTAGCCTCGCCAAGCACCTTGAAGATGTGATCGATGACCTGCATGGCCCGACCATTATCCGAAAACCGGATAGTTTGGCAAGCCCCCGCGAATCCGATTTTAGCGGAGGCGGGAATTTACCCAGCCTGTCACTATGTGGGAATGGATGAAGCCGCGTTTATCATATTGATGCAGGATCGAATGGCCGCCCACAAGGTGAGCCAGACCGAGCTGGCGAAGATCGCCGGCCTCCCTTCTCAGTCAGCGGTGTCCAACCTGTTCAAGGGCAAGCGGCGCTTACGGATGGACGAGCGCGCGAAGATAGCTGCTTACCTGGGAATCGAAGAAGAGCCCAACATTCATTGGGTTCCGCTGATTGGCCTTGCATCTGCCGGCGCTTGGGCCGAAGCTACGCAAGTGTCAGGGAAATCAATTCCTATTATGCGCCGGGTTGCCGGACCCCGTGCATTTGCCGTTACCATCAAAGGCGACAGCATGAACTTGCTACTCCCCGAAGGTGGTTACGCAATCGTTGACCCTGACCAGACCAGTCTTTACGCAGGCAAGGTCTACGTGCTTGAGAACGCTGACTGCGACACCACGGTCAAGCGCTACAAGGGAGACCCTGCCAGGTTTGAGCCGGTCTCCAACAATCCCGACCACCAACCTCTCGATTTATCCGAAACGCAGTTCCGGGTGATCGGTCGCGTTGTCAGCTATGGAAGCGACGACGGCCTCTAAATGAAAAATATCCGAAAACCGGATTGACAGACTAATCCGAATATCGGATAACCCCTCCCAGAAGCAAAGCCCTCTGGCTTGCCTCTGGGAGGTTCTACCGATGGCTATCTTCGCGAAAGGCGATAGCGTTACAGACAGCGCCGCCGCTGCGTATCGCTACAGGGTCGAGACTGTGCACCGCGACGGGACCTACACCGTCCAGGCTCTGTTCGCGCTCGATGAGCACGGCAAAGATCAGCCCGGCTTCCTTGGCTATCGCTATCGCGTCAGCGCCAACAATCTTGCGCCCCTCGCTCGCACGGTGTCGGCATGACCCAGATACCCGAAGAGCTTGTAGAGCGGATGATCGCGCTGATCCGCTGTATGGCAGCAGCAGATGTTTCCCGGGTGCCAGCGGACTTGGATATCAACTGCATAGGCGTCGGAACTGACTACGACGATGCCCGTGCCATCGCAGCCCTGCTCCCCGAGTCCGTTGATCCGGACGTACTGATCGTACGCGCCGTGCTGCATGCTCACCAGCGGGCCATGACACCGCCTGACAGCGGTTGGGGTGACATGTCCTATCTCAAAGGCAGCTACGATCATCTGCCAGTATTTGAGGCCGCTCTGGCCGCATACAGGGCGGAGTTGGGCAAGTGACCGGCGCTCCCGAAGAGGATGTGGGCGAGTGGATCGAGTGGGCTCGCGCTGGCGAATGCCCGGTTGATCCGAATGTCATGGTCGAGATCATGGCGGTTCTTGCAGAAGACGGCGAGCCCCGCAAGCTGTTCAAACGTCGCGCCTGGGTCAGCGCTTGGGATAACCCGCGCGTCATCGCCTACCGGGTCGTGCGGCCATGAACGCCCATACGATCCGCCATCCTACCTCTGTACCCTCAGTAGAGGAACTGGCGAAGGAATATCGCCGGTTGAACCCTCCTGCGAGAGGGGCGCCGTTCCCGGAAAGCACAGAGCCTTGGGGCTGGGATGCTGGCGAGGATGGCGATCCGTGGAGCGGCATGGAGGGTTACGGCCACGGGCTGGGGAGGACTCGATGACCGCTGACATAATCACGATGACGCCGGAGCAGATGCTTATCCTTGACCGGATGAGCGACGATCTCGGTTACCCGTTCCGCGACATTGCATCCGACACCCTCGTGCCAGAACGGCAGTGCCGACAGATCATCCGTGGTTTCCACGCCTCTGGGCTGGCCGCCTATGGCCCGCTGTTTGATCAGGATGGACCTGGAATTCGCGGCAAAGGCTACTGGCTGACCCGCAATGGATACGAGGCGCAGCGCTTCGTGCGTCGCATAGCTAGGGCGCAACTCGCTCATCTTTTCAATCACCCTGACACCAGCCCGTTTGGGCAGCGGAGGACCGTATGAGCAAGGATTCGGAGCGACCCCTTACGGGGCAACCGGCTGGCGGGGCTTCGCCCCCGAGCCCTTCGGTCTCGGCCCTGTCGGGCGCTCATCAGGCGCATACGCCGGGGCCTTGGCGCCACAATCAGGTTTTCAATGGCTACGAGTTGGTCAGGGATGAAATCCTGTCAGACTCAGGGGTCATAGCTGACGATATCCGTGACCCTCGGGACGCCTGCCTGATCGCCGCCGCTCCGGATATGCTGTCTGCGCTGGAAGAGGCGGATGCACGCATTTCCATGCTGCACTCAGCTCTCGATATCAGCGCTAAGCGCAATCAGGCGGGGGTTCTGGACGCCGAGCAACGCAAGCGCCGCACCGCCATCGCCAAAGCCCGAGGTCTCTCATGAGCGCGCCCGAAAATCCGCAGGCATTTCCGGGCGGCGCGCCATCGAAATACGACGGCAGCGTAGCATCAGGAATGTCCCTGCGAGATTACTTCGCTGGGCAGGCGCTGGCAATGTCCATGCCTGACAGCCCGCAACACTTGGCTGATTGGGCATACCGAGTTGCCGACGCCATGGTCGCCGAGCGCGCAAAGGCAGTTCGTTCCCACCATTCCGATACTAAGGGAGGAGGCCTGTGACCAACGCTGAACTCGCGAAAGAGATTTCGGCGCGCGCGGTCATCGCCGCCGTGATTTTCGGGCTGGTTTATCTGCTCGGCGCATTTAACGCGGCTTCTTTCGACATAACGAAATGGGACATTGGCCTTCGAGCTTTCGTGTCTTTCATGGGCGGGGTCGTCGCGCTGCTGATCAGTGCATATCCGTTCGAACGGTTCACGTCATGATCTCCCCTCCCTCACAGGCTCAGGACGATATCTGGAAGCTTGTTGCTGCTGGGTTGGTCGTTGGGACTTTGGCTACCTGGATTTATGAGGTGTTGAAATGACACAGGAAAATGGCGTTACCCCTTCGGGGTCCGGGCTCTCGCCTTCGGTCGAGCCGGTTCCCGTCTCGCCGGCTGACGCCGCTTCGATCCCTAACGCGGGCGCCTTGCGCGCCGTCGCTCGCCAAATTCGGCACCGCCTCTCCGACATGGAGTTGCGACAGAACGTCTCATGGCCTTCATCGTCTCCAGCCGCAAAGACATCGGGCTACGTAATCTCCGAGGTCGCCGACTGGCAGCTTAGGCAGTGGCTCGAGATAATCGAGAATGTTGCGTCAGCGATGAGCGCGCGAAGCGCTGAGACAGCGCAGACCGGCTCAGTCCGTCAGGACGCCAGCGCGGTCCCGCTTGCGGGAGACGCCTAACATGCGCACCCCTATCCACACCCTCCCCTTCCTAGGTCCCGAACCTGAATACCATCATGCAAATGGGTTCATGAGGGAAGAGGGAGCGATGCCGCTGGTTCGGCTCGTGATGCTCCCTCTGGACGTGCAGATGGCCGCCCTGGAGCGCGATCTGGCTGAGTACCGCAGGCGCGCCGACGAAATCGTAAGATCACAGGAGAATACCAATGGAGGTCTTTAAGGCCATCTCGGACGTGCAGGCTGCTTTAGCGCCGCGCGGCATCGCCAAGGGCAGGAAGAACACGCAGGGCGCCGGGTTCAACTTCCGCGGCATCGACGACATCCTGAACGCGCTTGGGCCGCTTATGCCACAGCACGGGCTGACCGTCATTCCCCGGATGGTGGAACGCGAGATTTCCGAGCGCCAGAGCAAGAGCGGCGGCGTGCTGTTCTTCGTCACGGTCAAGGCCGACTTCGATTTCGTCGCCGTCTCGGATGGCAGCAAGATCACCGCGACCACCTTCGGCGAGGCGATGGACAGCAGCGACAAGGCCACCACCAAGGCTATGTCGGTTGCCTGGAAAAGCGCGGCGATCCTGACCTTCCAGATCCCGGTGCAGGGCGAGAATGACGCCGATGCCACGTCGCATCAGGTCAAGCCTATCAAGCAGGAAGTCGAGAAGCCTTTCCCGAACGGGCCAGCGCGCGGCCTGTCCGATCTCAAGCAGCTTTGGCGCGCCTTCTGGAGCGAGGTCGAATCCTGCGACGATGCTGACCAGCTCGATGCGCTTCTGGCCATCGAAGGCAACCGCAAGCTCATGCGCCAGCTCAAGGAGGCACTTCCGGACTGGTGGAACGGCGGCAAGGCCAAGGGTGAGGAATATGAGGGCGCTGGGGAACGGCTAGCGAAAATCCAGACCGACTTGGCGGACAAAGCGAACGGTGGCGACGGATGGAAGTCCGACGTGACGCGGGCCGGCTGATATGACGCGCCACCCCTCCCCCAGCGAAATCCGCATGGAAGAGCTTTGCGCCCTGCGTCGCGACCTGACGGAGGACGAGCAGGCCGAGATCATGGCCCTAAAGCGCCGCATCACCAATGCGCGCTGCGTGCGTCGCCGGTACGCGCGAGACCCGCAATTCCGCCAGAGCGAGATTGAGCGCAATCTGCGTCGCTACCGGGAGCTACGGGCATGAGAGGCTATCTCGGCCCCGCTGCCCTGCGAAACCGCAAGAAGAACGCGCCGCGCCCTGCGTGGAAAGTCACGGACAGCTATCTGTCTTGGCTCCGCAAGCGCCCGTGCTTTCTTGATGGCCGTGGTTGCGGCGTGGCCGATCCCCCGCGCCGTGCACCCGTTGAGGCGGCGCACGTGAATCACGCGGGTGATGCAGGCACGGGCACCAAGGCGAGCGATCGGTTCGCCGTGCCCTTGTGTCAGCGGCACCACGACGAGCAACATGGCAAGATCGGCGCCTTCAGCCAGCGCGGCGGATGGCCGACGTTCCAGATCAAATACGGCTTCAACGCCATCGATGTCGCCGCGGAATATTGGGCTGCATGGCTCAAGACCCCTATGGGCAAGAAGTGGCTCGCTGAAGGGGAGGACCCCCGTGGTTGACCCGAAGCGCTGCAAGCATTGCGGCGAACCGCTGCGCCAGCGGGACAACGAGCAAAATAAGGATTGGATGGGGCGCCAGAGCTGCTCTCGCTCTTGCCACGTCGCGTCCAAAAATGCGGTTCCTGTTTGGGAGAGGTTCGCCATAAATGCGCAGCTAGTACCGAGCGGATGTATCGAATGGACGGGCAATATCGATGCTGAGGGCTATGGTCGCATCGAGACTCGCGGGATCGTTCTAGCGCATCGGCTCGCATATGTGATGCACCACGGTGCCATCCCCGATGGTCTCCTGATCTGCCACCGCTGCGACAACAGGCGGTGCGTAAATCCCCATCATCTGTTCGCCGGCACCCACCAAGACAATAGCGACGATATGGTCCGCAAGGGTCGCTCTGCCGACAATCGCGGCAGGAAGAACCCGAATTGGCGGCATGGTCTCAAGGTAAGGAGTACGCACGATGCGTGACGTTGGTACCTTCGCCAAGGAAGGCTTTTCGCTGATCCCCAAGGACTTCGATGCGCGATCGATCATCGGGCGCTTGAAGGAAGGGGATCGCCTGTTCGTCGAGGTTTGGAAGCCTCGCAACATGGCGCAGCACCGAGCCTACTTCGCGATGCTGAACAATGTCGTTCAGGCATCGGGCATGTGGTCCTCGCGCGAGGCGCTGGAATACGAACTCGCCCTGGCCCTTCAGCGCGGCCACTTCGTCGAGCTTCGCAACGGCAAGCGCCGCTTTGAGCCCGATAGTCGCTCGGTCGCCAGCATGAAGAAGGAGGACTTCGAACGCCTCCACAACGACACCGTAGCCCTGCTGACCGAATGGCTGGGCTGCGATCCCGAGATGCTTCGCGAGGAAGCAGCGTGACCCCTTCAAATCACTCAGGACCATCCTCATGACAAACGATATAGCCGAGACAGCGGCTGAACTTGAGGGCTACATCGCCCGTCGCCGCGATTGGTCGAGCAAAACATCTATGATGTCGATCCCTCAGCCAGTGATCGAGCGGACGATAGTCGTATTGAGAGGCCTCGCCACACAATCACCAGCATCGCTGGAGCGGGAGGCACTGTCGGACAATGCCGATGATGATCTCGCATATGTGAAACAAACGCTGGTGATGCTGTTCGAAAAACGCAGCAAGTTGCGCGACGGCGTCCTAGCATCACGCATAAATATCGCCGCCCATCGCCTCGAAGACGCGCGACGGAAGCTCACCACCCCGCCATCGGATCACATTGCCAGCCCGGAGGGGGAGGAGATCACGCGCGTTCTCAAAGCGGAACTCGACCGCCAATGCAGTATCGGTGCCGGATCGTTTCACGTCGAGCACGAAACCGGCTTGTGGGAGTTGGCTGCCGACATCGATCCGAACGGCCTGCGTCGGGCCCTACTTCGCGCTCTAGCCACCCCCTCTCCAGCCCAGCAGAGCTTATCCTCTGACCGGGAGAGGTTAGCGCGGACGCTGTACACTGCTTGGTACAAGACCCTAGATTGGGATAATGAGCAGGCGCAGCGGGATATTTGGTATCGCCTAGCCGACGCAGTTCTAGCCCTCGGGGTAAGATCAAGTTGCGGCACTTATGGGGAGGAGCCGACCTATCAAGGTTGCCACCGCCCCCCAGAAGGCTGGTGGTGCTCTCGCCCATTTGGGCATGAGGGCCCTTGCCCGACGCGTCGATTGGGTGAAATGTGATGGGACGCATTTCACCTCCGAGCGCCATCGCAAAAAGCCGCACCGCACCTTTCTTGGCTCAGTACACGGCAGGCACGGCATCGATTCGCCATATCCTCGCCAAAGCTTACGAACTGGGTGTCAAGGACAGCGCGCAAGCTCTAGCCGACCAGCAGAGCGGGGAACTGCGGGAGGCTTGGGACCGCGTCATGGTCGGCGGGAACCACTTGGCCAACGTGTTGATCGCGAAACTCGGCCCATACTTCCCTTCAAAGTGGCCGCCCGAGATGCACCCAGAAGAGGCGATCCGCACGCTCTGTGCAACCGTAGAGTATGACGTGTGGTGTTGCTGGCGAGCAATCATGCTGAGCCGCCAAGCCCTCGCATCCACCCCATCGTCTTCTCCATCAGAGATGGGACGGGAAGCGATTATTGCTGCGATCAAGGCACGACGGGAAGAGCTGCAGACATGGCCTTTGACCGAGGGCCAGATCGCAGACGCCATCCTCGCCATGCTCTCCGCCACTCCCGCCGCTGTTAAGGGGGGTGAAGTACAGCAAGAACAAGAGGTTATGGGCGGCGCTGACGCGCAACCTGCCCTAGTCGCTTCGCTCCCCGAGCCCGAAACGGTCTCGGCCCATTCGGGTGACGGTCAGGCGCAGGGATGGTCGCCTGAACGCGAGGCATATTACCTAGCGCTGATCAGCGCGATTGACGGCACCGGCATCTCTCCGGGGTTCGCGCGTGTCAGCCACCAATGCGCGGATGGGTTCGAAATCACGCTGACGATACCCCAATCCATAGTCGATGAGCACGCCGCCTCACCATCGGAGGAAGTCCAATGACCTCTATCCAAAGAGCCCGTCGCAAGGTGCCTGGAGCATTTCGACGCATGCCCGTCTATCACCATGATGAGGGCACGCGCTGCCCTGACTGCGATCGCCAGCAATGGAACGTCGGACGCGTATCCGCTGAGTGCGCATTCTGCGGTGCCATCCTCCCCTTTGCGAGGGAAGCGGCATGAGCGACGATCATGACAAAGCGGTCGAACGCCGCGGGTACGCTAAGGGTTACTTCGCGGCCCGGAAACGCGGGGATCGTGACGACCTTGCTGCAGAGATCCGCGGTCGGCGGGATGCCTTCCGACAAGAGGTGTTTCTGGCGATCCTACCGACTTTGGTTTCGCAAGGAACTTGGGGAGTAAAGGACCCTGTGACCGGTGAGCATAAGCCGTGGACTACGACTGAGCAATTTGTGAGCGGCGCTTGGCGGTTCGCAGATAAAGCAGCAGAAGGGACAACATTCTCATGAACACTTTCTGTTCGAGGGAAGCGGCCTGACATGACTGCGCCCCGCCCCTTCAGTCCGGAGACGCTTTCTGAGCGCTGGGGTTGCAGCGCGGAGAAAGTCCGGCGCATGTACCACGATGGCGAGCTTTCCGGGTTCCGGCTCGGCAAGCTGATTCGCATCACTGCCAACGAGGTCGAGCGCTACGAGTGTCAGAATACCGAATTGTCGAACACCGCGGAAGATTCTCCCTCGCCTACAACGACGACGAGCGAGGACGCGTTCGAATTGCGCTTGGCACGGATGACCGCGGGATCGCGGAGGCTCGCGCTCGCGACATCTGGCGCACCCGCACTACGCCCCAAAGCGAGCGGGTAGCGGACCTATGGCCTGTCTATGTCGCCGATCGCCAACGGGAGGTCTCTCGCAAGGACAGGTTCGACAGCCTGTGGAAGGCCCTCGCCCCGCATTTCGGGCACCGACTGGGCACCGCCATATCCCGCGACGATTGCCGGGAATACCACAAGGCGCGCAAGCGGGCGGGCAAGAGCAACAGTACCGTCAAGACCGAGCTGGAGTTTCTCCGCGCGTGCCTGCGCTTCCACTACAAGGCCAATGCGCCGAGCATATGGATGCCGCCGGACAGCAAGCCCCGAGAGCGCTATCTGAACGAAGCCGAGCGCGACAAGCTGCTGGCGTCGATCGACGCGCCGCACGTCAAGCTGTTCGTCATCCTGGCACTGACCACCGGAGCGCGAATGAGCGCGTTGCTGGACCTGACATGGGATCGCGTCGACCTCAATGTGGGTACCGTGGATCTGAACCCCGCCGGCCGGGAGATCACCAACAAGCGCCGCACCATCGTCAAGCTGAACGAGCGGGCGATAAACGCCCTGCGCGAGGCACGGGAAGCGCGCCAGACAGATCATGTGATCGAATATGGCCGGGAGCCGGTCAAGAGCATCCGCAAGGCCATACGGGCGGCGGCGGCACGTTCTGGGGTCCCATGCTCCCCGCACGTCTTCCGGCACACGGCTGGCGTATGGATGGCGAATGCCAATGTCTCTATGGATCGGATCGCGCAGCGGCTGGGAACGACCGTCCGGATAGCCGAGAAGCACTATGCTAGGTTTAGCCCATCGTACCAGCAAGAGGCTGCAGACGCGCTCAACTGGTAGCTCGGCCGGTTCCGCGGTACCACCCGAACCTCTCGGGCAACCCTCGGAAACCCGCAGAAATGCGTGGTGGGCGCTGAGAGACTTGAACTCCCGACCCTCTCGGTGTAAACGGTAGGGACGCCAGCCAATCTGGGATTTTCTTGCCAACAAACGACGGGATTTCGCCACTTTAGGCCGGTTTCGTTCCGATTGCGTTCGCGTCAGTGGTACATCTGGTACCAGCCGAACCTCTCGGGAAATTCAGCCCTGTTTGCGTCGCTCCAGCTCACGCTCCACTGCCTGGCGGATGAACTGTGCCCGCCCGTACGTGCCCGCCAGCGCATCGATCTGCGCGACCACATCGGGCGGTAGCCTTACCGGCAGCACCTTCATGTTGAGCGGCGGGCGTCCCATGGGCCGCGGCTTAGCCAAGGTTTCTGTCTCAGGCAAGAAAACGATACTCTTTTCTGTTGACCGGCTAAACAATGTCGTTTACATAAACGGTATTCTTTACGGAGGCAAGCACATGGTTCAGATCATCGAAATCCAGGAAGCCTACGGCACCGATTTCTATGTCTATCGCGGTGAGACGCTGGTGCGGGTTTGCCCCTCTCTGGGTATGGCTCGTGAAGTGGCTGCTGGCTTGTGAACCGTCCAAAGCTTCTCGACCTGTTCTGCTGCGCTGGCGGTGCCGCGATGGGCTATCATCTGGCCGGCTTCGATGTGGTTGGCGTAGATAAGGTGCGCCGGCCGCGGTACCCGTTCGAGTTCATACAGGCGGACGTGCTGGACCTGTATCCGGCTTTCGTCGCGGGGTTCGATGCGGTGCACGCAAGTCCGCCGTGCCAGAAGCACACCAGCATGAAAACGATGCCAGACGCTCGGGAACATGTCGACCTGATACCCGAGACGCGCGCGCTTCTGAAGCTCGCTGGCATCCCCTACGTGATCGAGAACGTTGTCGGCGCGCGCGCCCATCTAGTCCGCCCGACGCTCTTCTGCGGCTCTATGTTCGGGCTCGGCGCCAAAGGTGCGCAACTTCAACGTCATCGCCTGTTCGAGGCCAGCTTCTTCCTGATGTCGCCCGGCGAGTGTGCTCACAGCGCGCCGACTATCGGCATCTATGGCGAGGGCTGTCGGGACAGCCGGCGTAAGTACGACAAGACCATTCCTGAGTTCACCGTGGAGGATGGCCGCATCGCTATGGGCATGCCCTGGGCATCGATCGCTGAGCTGTGTGAGGCGATCCCGCCAGCCTACACCGAGTTCATCGGGCGGCAGCTTCTCGCTCACATCGAAGCGCGAAGGCTTGCAGCATGATATCCCGCCTCAACGAGCATGGAGGGTTTGATGGGCTCCTATGATGGTTACGTTTACCCGGAATGGTCGGGGTTGAACGATGACGACAAATCCCTTTCTGTTGAAGATGCACTGAAGCATGCAATCAACAGCGTGCGATATATTTGGCGGGAAAGCGGCGAACAGCGGGCAAGCAAGGAGGTCCTAGCGCGGCACATCACTGGCTCCGAGTGCATCTCTCTTCTGTTCGCGCTTGAGGGCGCAATTCGGATGCTCCCGCCGGCCCAACCCCCTGCTTGACCACTCTCTATAGCATGGAAGGAATGTCAATGACTTACGGGCGATCCCTACGGGCCGGGCTACCCGTGCTCCGCACCGAGCCCTTCGGTCTCGGCCATTCGGCGGGTATCCCTATCGCGTGGAAAGACGGACGATGAGCGAAGCCTTTGAGAAATTACTCGATACTCTCGAACTGCTTTCGAAAGCCGGCGAGTACAAGCCCGAACCAGCGGAGGCGCGGAGCCTAAGCACGGCGCTTCAGGAGTTGCTCAGCGTATATGCCAAGCGCGGCTTTGCAGAGGGCGAAGAAGCGCAATGGTCCTATCGTGGCGTATTGGGGAATTGGGATCTCATTCTGCGCCCCGCCCCTCCATCCAAGGACTGAACATGTCTGAGATGATCGAACGCGACGAGATATATTCCCGCCTGGAAGCCGCGGCGATCGATCTTTCAGATGCGTTGACTGGCGGGGGATCTTTCGCGATTCACGGTGCGGACCCCTTCGACATCTTGGAGGCTTCGCGCCGAAGGGATGCGCGCCTAATATCGTCGGTGATCGCCATGCATGATATGCTCCGGGAATTGGACAGGCGGCGCAAAAATCCCGACGCAGCTCTAGGAGATCAACCATGACGGATACGGTAGAGCGGCTGGAGTTCCTCGCCAGACAGGATGCGCAGGCGGCTGCGAACGCTGCCTGCTGCGGCTCGCATTGGTATGAATACTATGGGGACGCTTTGGCCTCCCGGCAGCGGGGTGAAGCGCTGCCAATCCGTGCTGGGCTATATTCTGTCGTCAACGTTGTGCTCTGCAGGTTTTGGTGACCCTCTCCCCTACCCCGTCGCCGATAGGAGATAGATGATGCCAATGGGCAATCCGAAGCCGTGTGACTGGCAGCAGATCACCGAAGAAGAATATTATGCGCTCGGCGGCAAGGAGGGCGGCGGGTTCATGGGCTGTGTGTTTTGCTATGATGCGGAGGGGGAATTACTCGGCAGGCGTAGCTTTGACGATGGCGACTTGGGGCCGACGATCTGGCAATACCACAAGGCTATTCCGCCCGGTCCTAACGACCGGCCCATACTAGGCGAACGCAGGTACAAATGAAAGCTGCCATGATCGACCGCCGCAGACCTTTCGAGATCTGGATCGAAGGCTATGCTGCGACTGGTGGCCATGGCGAGGCGTCCATGCTTGGCGTTGGCTACGGTGACACCTTTGAAGCCGCTGCCCACGAACTAGGCCATCGCCTCGGCCGCCAGTTCAAGACAAACGAAGCTGGAGCCCTTCATGATTGGGGATGCCGGCTTTTCGACAATGAGCAGGACGCACGGAAAGGGTTCGACTGAGGCCCATTCCCCCTTGGCGCGCCAGTGTTGACTTGTAGGTTTCCACAATCGACCACCGTTCCGTCGCAGGCGGTCTCCTTCTGAGTCGCGTTAGATCGGACCGTCTGCGGCATCGGCGACGAGAGGGTAATCATGTTGTGGCTATATCTGGGGCTGGTGGTCTGTCTGGTCGGAGCCCTGATTATCAGTATGCGTAGGGCGCCTGGAGAAACCGGCACCTCACCTGTCGCGATTGTCCTGATCTGCGTATTCGTAGGCGTGTTCCTGGCCGGCGCAGGGCTGCTTCTTAAGGCTATGTCGCTTGGCTGATCCGCTGCTTGTTGGTGATGATGGAGGCCATCGCCACGCCGTCGCTCTTCCGGCTCAAGGTGGCCTCGATTAAAATCCCGTCCACATCCTCTTCCCAGACAGAGGCCCGGTAGATAATTGAATCGTCCGGGGAGCAATTGGCGAAATAGCACACATCGCGTGCGATCGTGCTGAACTCGGTCGAAAGCCTCGAGCCGCCAATGGCATTGGCGCAGAGGTCGGCAATCGTCGGATAGGCCGCGAAATAGAGCAGGCCCACCCCGTTGATATCGTGCGGCGGTTGAAGCGCATATTCCGTCTCGTGCAGAACGGGCTTGGCCTCTGCCGAGCGCCGCTCCCGATATTCCAGCCCGAATGCCGGCATGGATTCCAGCGCAGGGATAGGACAGCCTTCAGGGATATGCGGCTGGCCCTTGAGCAGCGAAGTGTTCTGGCCATGCTCGCCGAAGCGGGCGAAGCTACTCATCACCTGGGCCTTGAGCGAGCCCGTTGGGGCATCCAGCTCGGCATCCCCGAAGAAGATCCCGGCCCCTAGTCGACTTGCGCTCATATCGATCGAGAAGGCGTCATTCTCCCGGAACGAAGTCAGGGGTTGTTCGGCTTCCCAGCGCACACGGGTGAAGGTGGCGTAGAGACGTGATCCGGTATCGTCCGCGATGGCCGCGCTGGTGGTATCGAGACCTCGGGTGATGTTGGCCCAGTGGATATCCCCAAGCTCCTTGAACAGCCATGCCTCCGACAGGCCGCTGAGCGCCATCTGGGGCATGTTCAGGAGGTAGGAGCGCTTTTCCCCCGCGCCATGGGCTTCGGTGGCCGGTGGGGCAACCTGCGCCATCGTGGGGGCGATATGGATCGTTTTGCCTCCGGGAATGCGCAGCATGTCGCGCGGCGTCTGTATCCGCCCCCAGGCCGCGTCGCTGATCGAGGCTTTCCCTACTGCCTCGAGCGAGAGCCGGAGATTGATCAGACCGAAACTGTCGATAGGCAGCTCCGACAGAGGCGTATCCCAATCGTCGAACTCCGGCATTTCCTTGCGCAGGCATTCGAGCAACTGGGCTTCGGTGAAAAGCGGTGTTTCAGGCTCGACATCCTGGACCTTGGAGAAGTCCGGAACCTCCCGGCAAATCCGCGTGATGAAGGATATCGCCCCGCCTACGCTGGGATTGGTCAAGAACTCCGGGATATGCGCCGTGGCGGCCTTCAGGTCCTCGGGCTCGAGTTCCCACCAACGGGTCGCTTCCAGCGCCTCGATAACATCGGGGGGAAAGCGGAACCGAGCCAATATGGCGGGCGCGCCGATCATGATCGCATAGGGCGGAACGTCCCGTGAGACGACCGCCCCGGCCCCGATCACGGCACCGCGTCCGACACGCTTGCATTCCGGGGTGATGATGCAGTTATGGCCTAGCCATACGTCATCCTCTATGACGGTCTGGCTCGAATGGACCTGATCATCAGCGACGAGGCCCATGCTCTTCATGTAGAAGACGGGATGGGTCGAAAGCGATCCCGTGGGATGGTTCGCGTCGATGATCCGGGCAGATCCGGCAATCGAGCAATAGCGCCCTATCCGGGTCCCCGGAGGAATGCGCCAGCGGTCGAAGGCGCCTATCGTATGGCCTCCGATCTCGATACCGTATTTTCTTGCGAAGCGGCTCCGGAGAGCGGTGCTGTTGGCATGGTCGCGGATCAGCTTGACCAGCGCCTTGTCGACCAGATTTTGAACCATCACGCTTTCTACCCTCCCTCGGGAAGGGAGGCAAGGCGGCAGGGTTCTCGTCTTAGGACACTAGCCGTTCGCTCCAATAGGAGTTACGCCCGCAACGCGTTGAACCCCGGCATATGTCCAGCCAGGCCGCGCGCTGGCGCAAGTCGGGACGCTTGTGCCCGCCGTGATCGTAAAGGCCGCGTTAGTGGTCACCGACCCGACATTTCCGGTGCCCGGAAGCGTGCCGCGGCGCGCGCGGTTGTTTTCGTACAGGGCATTTTCCGGCGCGCCTGGGAACGAGCCGCTTTCGTTCTCGAAAGCCTCCATCAGGCAATCCACGACCGACAGCCCATCGGCACAGGCACGGCTGGGCGGTGTGGGTGTCTGATCGTCCCGGAACAGGAACCCGGCGGTATTGGCGACGGCCTGTGTCGGGCCGCTGAAGATCGTGGAGGTGCGAAGGCTGAAATTGGTGATCGCATCCACCCATTGTGCCAGGACGCCCGTCTCCCCGCACGACAGGATGCAGTCCTTCCAGAAGATATTCTTGGCCGACTTTATGAGCCCGTATTGCTGGCCTGCAGCAACTGTTATCGCCTTCGAAAGCGTCCCGGCCTGGGCGGCATAGGTGACGATTCTCGCATACTGGCCCTTGTTCGCACCTGTGCGGATCTTGAGGAAGTCCTCTCCGGCGACGGGTGAAATCGCGACGCTGGTCGTGTAGGTGTTGCCAGTCCCGGTGATATCGATGGTTCCGGATTGCGCAGCCGTGGTGTTCGCAGGCTGGAGCAGCATTAGGTTGCCGATAGCCGCGCCCGACGCCTTCCAGCGATAGACGAACAGGCCGTCCGGGCATGGATTGGCCGCGCCCTGCGTTGCGTACTGGCAGAGATCGGCGTGACCGATAATGGCGCCGACGATCTGGTCTCCGACGCTGGTAAAGCCGGTCGCGGTCGAGAAATCGCCCGAGACGATCAGGCCCGTCATGGTGCAGGTATGCGTGCCAGATCCCGCCGAAGAGGTGGCGATGGCCGCGCCGCCGCGCGTCGCTGCGATCTGGAAGCTGTTCGCGGTAAAGCCGGTGGCGATGATATAGTACGTCGTGCCCGCCGTAATGCCGGTTGGGAGGGCGCCCGTGGTGGTGAAGACGACCGGAGTTCCGACAATCAGGCGATGGCCGGTCGCGGAAATAACCGCCGGAGTGGCATTGCTGATCGTCGCCGTGAACGCGCGGTTCTGCGCCTGAAGATGGGCACCTCCATACCAAAGGCTCTCATCATTCCCACCCGTGCCCGAGGCGCGGCTGCCACCATTGAGACCGTTGGTCGCGTTGGTGCCGGTCTTCCACTTGTAGAAGCTTGCCGGCTGGTCGTTCGGATTGGCCTGGATAGTGACCCCGCCGACGCCGTTGATTTCGTCGACCGCGATATAGGTCGCGCCCGTGCCGTCGTAGACTGCCTCGTTGATGGTCAGGTGATCGACATCGTGGCGGCGCTGCGGGAATGGCGTATCAATGGCGATATTGCCGTTGACCAGCCGCGTGTTGTTCATCGTGTTCACGATGCCCGAAATATCGGCTGAGATGTACAGAACGTCGAAGGTGATATTCCCGACGATGTTGCGCGCCAGGCTTAGCTGCGTCATCCCGATCATCGAGATGTTGCATTCGCGCGCCGAGTATTTCTGGCCCTCATTCGCGCGGAAGGTGTTCTGCAATATGCCGTAGTTGTAGTACCCGGTGCCAAGCATCGGAGCGGTCGCGGACTTCGCGCCGCCCTGGCGCCACCAGTTGCCGGTCTCCTGAGGGCCTCCGACCCCGTTGCTGTCGATATGATCGCACTTGTAGAAATCGACGAAGGTGGCGTTCGACACTTCGCGCCCGCTGATCTGGGCCATGGTCGCCCAGTCGAAGGTGATTTCCTGGAAATTGACCTGAGACAGCGCCACGCGCCACACGCCATTGCCTCGGGTGATGCTGTTGGTCGTGCGGCTCAGCCACGTGATGGTGACGCTCGAACGGGTGTTGCCCACAGTCGGAGTGACGGTTACCTGGCGAGTGTTGACCGTGACCGTGTAGTTCGTGTCCTCGACATAGGAGCCCGGCGCAACGCGGAGGATGCCGCCCTTGAAGGCTGCGTCGGTCATCTGCGTCATCGCATAGCCGATATGGCGCCACGGCGACCCGGCGGTGCCGGTATTGGCATCGCTGCCCGTGGTGGATACGAAGCGCTCGGCGCGCGTGAGCAATCCGGTCACGCTGGTATTGAGCGTACACGTCCAGGTGACCCGTTTCACATAGCCGTTGAGCGGGTAGATATCCGCGGTATAGGTCACTTCCCCATTGAAACCGGGGACGCTCTCGGGCTTGAAGTGGAAGGCCGGCAGCGAAAGTGTGGTGTTCCACGTCTCGGCGGTGATATCGGTAGCAGTCCCGGTGTAATCGTAGATGCGGACCTTCGCGATGTAGTTCGCCGCACCGCCGCCCACGTCTCCACCGATCGGACAAGTATAGGTCAGATCATCATTGATGCCATCATAACCAACCCAGATCTTTTCCGCCTCCAGGAACCCACCTCCGGCGGAATATGGCCACCCGCTTCCCTGCAGCGTGGCATCCACGGCAGGAGGCGCGACGGGGGTCGCGTTCATGAGAATGACGGGCACGGATGGCGCAACCGCCGCGCCAAAGCTCTGCGTCGCCGCCACCATGAGGATGTCTTTGAAGTTCATGGTGTGGGTCCGTTCACATTTACGCGGTGCTGCGCTTCAACCCAAGTGATCAGCGCATCGAGCTGGATCGCCTGTTCCGTCGCTAGGAGACGGTCGGCGATAGAAAATCCGTCACCGGGCGCTTCAAGAGCGGCGCTGGCGGAGACGGGTACGGTGGGCAGTTGCGCTGCTCCGGAAGCACGGGGATTGGCTTGGGCGTTGATGCGCAGCCTGAGAGTATCAGCGCGCTTGCGAGCATCGGCCAGACGAGCTTCGTAGTCATTGGACACCTCTTGCGTGATTTGCTGCTGTTCGGCTTTCACCCTCGCTGCGTTTACCAGATCGTCGGCACGGGCCTTTGCGGCGGCTGCGCGGTAATCTGCCACCGTTCGGTCAAATGCCGCCTGTGTGGCTTCCTGGCGCTTCTGCCAGTGCCTCGCGTCGCTGCGGGCGATCAGCAGGGCAACGGTGAGCGAGAGGACGGCAGCGGCCCCGAGAAGGGCTTTCCAGTGCTTGGCGGCGAGGGCGATAGCTTCGGTCATCACTTCATATTCACGTCGCCGGTTTCGGTCGAACCGGTGGGGGGATTCTTCGGTCGGAACGTGCCCAGCACGCCGATAAGGCCGGTCATGATGGCGAGGTCCGCGGGCTTGCCGGTGAAGGCGCCGAGCGCGGAGAGGACCACCAGCGCCACGATGATCGCGAGGAAGGCGATGAGGTTTTCGCGTTCGGTCATGCCGCCCTCCCGTACAACGCGGCCTCAGCAGCCCGGCGCTTCACCAGTCCATTGAGCTTCACGCCATTGTCGTTGACCCACCGGCCGAACTGGAGCTTGGCGGCGAAATAGTCGCCCTCATTGTGCAGGCGCCGTAGTGTCGATTCCTTGAGCTGCCCGGCGCCGAGATTGAAGGTGAAGCTCACCAGCGCGTCGAACTGGTTCTGCGTGGTGATCGGGCAGAGCTTGCGCACCGCGTCTTCGGCTTCGACCACATCCCGGCGCAGCAGTTCGTCCGCCCGGGCCTCGGTGATGGTCTGGCCGACCTTCACGTCGGGGCCGGTGTGACCATAGCCGATGGTCCAGACACCGCCTGTGTCCTGATAGGCGACGAGACGCAGTCCTTCGCTGTCCTTGATGATCTGGAGGCCGGCGTCCGAAATGTGCTTCTCGGCGTCGTCACGAGGCACGCCAAGACTGTCCAAGGCATTGTCGAACAGCGCAACCGCGCCTTCACGGTTGAAGTCAGCGCCCGCTGCCCGGGCTGCGTCGAATACGGCTTTGCGGGTCATTGCTTCCCTACCTTGTCGAGCTGATCGATCATCGAGAGCATGGCCGGGGAAAGGCCGTCGCCATGGAGGCTTGCGGAGGTGATCTGGAATTGACGCATCTGCGCGACCATGCCGCTGATGATCGTGCGCAACTCATCCACTTCCCGGACGTGGGCGCGTCGAGCCGCTTCGTTCTCCTGCGCGTGCTCACGGCGGATCTCCGCCATCTCTTCGCGAAGCTTGCGCTGGCCTTCCATGCATTCCCCGTGCCGCGCGTCGCCGGCCGCGATCTGCATCTCAAGCCGCTTGATTTCGCGCTCGCGATGCTCCCGCTCTCGGGCAACCGAGTTGGACCATGAATCGAGCAGGGCCGGCAGTCCCTTCCACAGCATCCCGAGGAAGCTGGCCGCCATGATCCAGCCCGGGACGCTGCCCGCCCAGGCCGGGATATTCTTGAGGGATTCGAAGAACTCAGTCACGCCGCCGCCGCTTGGCGATATGCTGGTAGCAGCGCACGAAAACGATCACGCACGCTGCGGCCAATACGGTTTGAAGCATGCCCACCCCCGGGAAACGCGACCGCGACGATCATCCACACGAAGGTCGCGTTCAGCGCATGGAAGTAGGGGACGAGGAACGCATGACCGGTCAGGGCGTCGAGGACGTGAAGCTCGAGCCTGACAAAGGTGGTTTTGACGAAGATGGCGGACCAGTCGGTGCGCCGCGTCCACCATATCGGCAACGCGACGACACCGGCCCAGAGGTCGAGCAGCGGGAATGCCCACAGTGCATTCAGCAGCCACGCGACATTCATCAGCGCCCATACTGCGATCAGCACCAGCGCAAGCCGTCGCACGTCGTGGTCCCCGGATTGCTCCGCGGACCACAGCGCAACGGCCAGCGTCAGGCCGAAAAGGACGGGCACCGCGTCCACTTAGCCACCCGGCGTCGGGGTAGGCGTGGGCGTCGGGGTCGGGCTGGGCGGTGGCTTCGGCGTCACCTGCAGATCATCCGGCGGAAGCGGCGGCAGTTCAGGCGGTTCGGTAGCCATGGTCTTCTCCTTGGTTGTCAGATCGGAAGCAGGGGGATGTTGGGAGAGAAGAGGATCTGCTTGACATCGCGGATCACGAACTCGCCGCTGCCGGCGAACTGCCATACGCCCAGCAGCCCGGACTGGTAGCCATGGGTGAGCGTGAAGGTCGTCGCGAGCGGTGCCGCGCCATCTACCGCGATACTCAGGATGCCGCCGGAAGTGATTTTCACCCGGTAGGTGTGCTCCGCAGCGGTATAGTCGATGCTGTTGCTGATCATGGCGGAGGTGAAGGAGCCACCTTGAGCATCCGCCTCCCATACGGTCAGATCGGTCCCGTTGACGCCGACGATGATATGCTGGGATGCAGCAGGGCCGGAAGTGAGCGTGCCCGTACATGCGCCGATGACGAAGCCGGTCGACCCGGCGAACTTGACCTTGAACTCAAGCTCGAGGTCATCTTCGCGCCAATCGACCAGGAAATCATCGAACAGCGAGACGCCCGCGCCCGTGATCGACATGGCCGGCGTGAGCGCGCTATCGGTCCTTCCAGGCGAACCGTAATAGGGTAGCGGCACCGTCGCAGGACGCGAGCGAATATAGCCCACATTGACCGCCCCGGTATTCGTGGTCTGCATATAAAGCAGATGGAAACCCGCACCGATGCGACGCGCGACGTAGATCTCGTCGAACTCGAATGTGGTGGTCCAGCCTGGACGATACTGGCGGAGGGGGTTTCTGGCATAGCCGTCGATGCTGACCGCGATGGCGCTATCCCCAGCGGCATAGCAAAGCATCTCGATGGAGATATCCATTTCCGGCGCGTCCGGAGGCACATAGAAGATGATACGCATCGTGTTACCGGTGGCCTGCGCAGAGCCGACCACAACGCCCGTCCGCGAGGTGGGTGCCTGATAGATGACCTCGTTGCTGGCGCGGTGGAACGAGCCCGACAGACCGGCGATCCGGCCCGGCGCGTCGAACGTGACCGCCTGCCCGCCCAGCAACGCCATGGCGAGATTGTTGCCGGCAAAGATATAGGCGCCGTGGTCGCTGGCCTGTGTTCCGTGAACGCCATCGATCAGCGTCGAGACCGGATCTACCCCCTGATCGAAGCGCGCGCGGAACAACGCGAACTGATCGACAAGGATGACGTTCATGTTCTCCGCGACATCGCGCATGACCTGCGCGAAACGGGCCGTGTTCTCCGCGCGCAAGCGCGAGCCGAAGCCGGTAGGGGCGGCGGGATAGTTCAGGCACGGGAAGGGCGTCGCGAGGATCGGCACGATGTCATTGGCGCGGCAAGTCAGGGCGAATGCCTCCAGTGCCGTACGATACTCTTCCGGCGTGGTGGCGTAGTCGCCCTCGGCGTCATTGACACCGTGGTTGCAGATCATGGCGCTTGCCGACGAAGACGCTGCCTTGGCGGCGAAGGTGGAGCCAGAACCGTCCGTGCCAGCGATCATCTGGGTAGCCGTCGTTCCGATGATGCCTCGGTTGACGACTGTTAACGCTGAATTGCCATGCCAGTTATTAACGCAATTCTGCATTTGCAGCGGGGAAGGCGTGGCGACCTGAGCGAAACCGTTGTTGGCATCCGCACCCCACATCGTGCTGTCGCCGAATGCTTCGATAGTGCGCGCAGTGCCGGCGGCGAGCGCGGTGACAAGCATCTCTATGCGAGCGCGGTCGGAGAAATTGTCGTCTACCGCATCAAGAGCCTCTTGCACGGTTTGGCCCGACGCGGTGCCCACCAGAGTGGCGCCGGTATTCGCTGCCAGGTCGGTACGGAGGCTCAGATCGCCTCCGCCGGCCTGCACGATTTCGTCTGGCGTCGTCCGATAGACCCCGGCGCCCGTGTCCACTATAAGCGCGTCATCCCCGCTCAAGGCGGGAACCGGCGGCAAACTTTGGGGTCGGATTGGGGTGGCCATCAGCTCGCTCGGATCAGTTTGTTGAAGAGGATAGTGGGTTGCACGTTCGGGTGCGCTTCGTTGCCACCGGTGTTGTCCAGGCTCATTGTGTGCGTATGTGCGCCGGCAGCATCCGTGGACCCGCCGACATCGCCCGAGGCTGTCTGAGCACCGCCAACGCCGGTATTGATGCTACCGCCGGGGCTGATCCCATGGCTGTGCGTGCCTGCGGAAGAGGTGGATCCAGTATGCGTGTGCGCCGCGAGTTGGGCCTGCGTCAGAACGACGGATTGCGCGCCGCCAGTTGCGCCAAGCGTCACCCCGTCAGGTGACATGGTAGTAGTCAGGCGGCCAGCGACGCCGCTTTGGCTGAAATCTCGACCAGCCGTGACCCTGCCACGGCAATCTGGCAGGCTGAACGTAGTGCCGCTTAGTGAGCCATAAGTTGTGCCGATCGCCGTGAAGAGATCTGGATAATCGGCGCGCAAGATCGATTGGCCTCCGCAGATCAGCCAGCCTGAAGGCGCGACGCTGCCGGCGAAATCAATCACCGTGCCAACGGGAATGCCAGTACCGCCAACCAGTTGTCCGACTGTTGCCGCATCAGTGGGATTGGTGCCGGGCGCGAGGTTCTGAATCGCGAACCCACCCATGCTCAAGACAGAGCGCATACCGCCGAGCCCGTCCCGATCGAGCGAGGCGCTTACCGCCGAAGCCAGATCCTGCATTGGCGGATTGTGCTGGGACGTGAGCAGGGTATCGCCGGTATTGACCAGCGTGCCGCTAGGTAGGGAGTAAGTGCCGTCCGGGGATCGGGGCATTCGCGCTTTCCATCAAAGATGAAAAGCTCGCGAAGGCGTCAGCCGAGCTTGATTAGGCGAAGCCTAACAGAAACCATGGTGGCGAGCAAGGCGATGTGGTATCGATGACTTGTGACTGACTACCACCGCATCGCCGCGGTCGCGGCATGTTCGGCGTTCCTGCGCGCGGCCATCTATTTCGGCTGGGAGCGCTACAAGGCCAAAAAAGCCAAAGACCCCGTACCGCTACGACTTAGAAACGGCGTCTACGAACCATGGGGATTTGCGGAGAGATCTGCATGGTGGTGGAGGCGGATTGGCGAAGTGGCGCTGATCTATTTTGCCTTGCTCGCCGGTATGCTCATTCTCGGAATACACCCGTTGTGACCGCAGGTGCGGCAAGAAGCCCCGCAATGCGGTTGTTATCGTAGAGACTTTGCCCAGCACGCGCCAAGGCCGCTGGGCGCTCGGCCAACATCATGCGCTGCAACGTAGCTCGCGCAGCATTCGAATATGGTGCGGCGGCGAGAAGCGCTGCGATTGTACCGGCAGCGGCGCTGCTAGGGGCGCCTTCCTCACCTTGAGCGGCATATGAACCTCCGCCCGCCAAACTGCCAGCGATAGCCGGCACAAGATACCGTCCAGCCGTACCGCTATCCGGCACGGCGCTAGGGAGCACCTCCTGACCTGCGCGGGTGAGATCGTAAAACGGCTGGTTGGTCGTCCCCTGGGCATTTCCAAAACGCCGAGCATTAGCTGAAGCGGCGTTCGAAAGCTGCGACGGCATGAACATGCCCGATTGTTCGAGGCGGCTCCCGCTGCTGCGGGCGGCGTTCACGGCCTCCCGAAGGGTCTCGACATTGCGGTTGACCTCATTGGCTGTGCGCAAAGCGCCGGCAGTCCCAGGAGACTGCCGTTCAAGCAATCCCTCTAGGACTCCTTCAGCTTGCCTCGTAACACCGCCAAAATCGTGCCCGAATGGCAGATTTTCCATCGCGCTGGCATCGCCACGAAGACCACGAAGGGCCTGTTGATACTCACGACCGGTCATGTTGCCAGCATTATCGAATGCCTGCCCTACGCGCGTCGGCAGCGTATAATCCATTGCGCCGCGCATCGGCTCTGGCAGCTGCCGCCCTGCCTCGATCACCCCCCGCATGTCCGTCTCAAAGGGCTCGTCAGCCGATAGACGCACAGGACCAAGTACTTCGTCATAATTATTGCCGCGCAACACTCGCGCAATATCGATACCAGGCTCACCAACTATACCGCCAGTCGTCTGTCCTATCGGTGCTGTGGCCTGATCAAAAGCAGTGCGATTAAAATCGGCGATGCTCTGGCCGCGACGTGCATTGATGGCATCGCCCAGAAACGGGATGCTGGTCAGTTTGTCTTCGATGCTCTTCGCCGTGCCCCCAAGAACCTGACCCGGCGTCATGCGCACGCCGGCACGATCAAGGAGAATACGAGCTTGATTCTGCACGCCAGTGCCTACACGCCCGAGGGTGCGGGCGCCGGCTCTTCCCGCCATGCCGCCAGCCACCCCTGCTGCCCCGCCCATGAGAGCCCCAATAATGCGGCTTTCTGCCGGATCATCGGTGCTCCCCGCTCCGTAGGCCGCCCCGAACAGCGCATCCCCCGCTCGAGCCCTCGCTAATCCATTTAGTCCAAGCCTTGCTAAACCAGCCTCACCGGCGAGACTGGCAATAGTGCCCCCGCCGATCTCTCCAACGAGAGACGCGGTGGGATTTTGCTCGCGAATGCCGCCCATGATGGCGCGCGTGATTTCAGGGTTAGAAGTTAAGTTATCCAACGTGCCGAGCGTAACTGCATCCGCAGCACCAAGTGTGGTTGCGCCAACTGGGCCGCTTCCAACCTGATTAAACATCTGCTGCGTGCCGCTCATCGGAACCGCGCGGTTCTCGATGTCAACGTTATACGATCCGCCATATTCCGGATGCTTGGCGCGCCAGTCGATTACCTGGGGAATGTTGGTCGAGCCAGGCGGGACACCGACCTTGTTCAGATAGGCGTAAATTTCCTCTGCGGATTTGCCGCTGCGCATCATTTCGTTGACGCGGTTATTCACGCCAGCACGTGCTGGATCGGCCTCCATGCGCGTGGCGCCCGTGGGGATGCTGACACCCGCACCGCCGGGGCCGCCGTCTACAACAAGTCTGGACGAGCGATCCAAGTCGGCGCCTCCCCCTCCCCCAGCTTGAGGAGAAGCTGCACCACCAGAACCGCTCGGAGGCAATGTCGCCATGCCCGCGACGCCATATTTCTTGGCAACTTCTGGCTGGCGGGGATCTTCGTTGTTCAGCAGCGCGAGTGCATTGCGATAATGCCTCTCAACGCGCTCTAGGTTGCGCTTGAGGCTTTCGCTGTCCTGGGTCTGCTGGAGCGCGCCGACTGCGGCCGAAAGGCGCTGTGCCTCGGTCTCGGTCAGAGATCCGTAGCCGGACGCACCATTGGCCGATGCCGCCTTCAGCGCCGCCAAGGTGTCATTGATGATCGAGCCTTGGATACCGCTCAAAGTCGCGTGCAGGTTCGCCGAGTTTTGCCCAACCCATGGCACGCCCTGAAAAGCGCCCGTACCCGCGAAATTGCCTGTCGACCAACCATCATCGATCTGGCGTCGCGCCGTTCCGATCGCGCCCAGCACGCTGTCGGTTTTGAGCGCATTCTGGACTCGCGCGATTGCTGGGTCGGGGGCCGCTGCCTGCTCCTTGGCGGCGGCCGCAGCTTTAGAAGTTGCTATCGTCGCTTCAGCTTGAGCTTTTTGCACGTCATAGGGCAGCGTGGCCTGCTGCCGGGCCTCCGCGCTCTGAGACACGCCAAGTTGACTTTGCGAGATGCCAAGTTGCGCGTCCTTACGCGCTTGGTCCCGCGCCTCGTTCGGATCGGACAGGATCGCTCCCGACTGCGGCGGCTGCTGCGCGGGGCCGACAAGCTGCCAAGGCTGGCCCGGACCCGAGCGCCGATAGACATGGCCTTGGTAGATGCGTTCTTCCATTATCGGCGCCCTCGGGGCTCAAGGTGGACGTGGTCGCCTTCCTGGATCACCTGGAGGCCCGGGTTCAGTTCGCGGAGCAGCGTCGCATAAGCGGACATGCTCATGCCCCTCGGTGGCACGCTATCGCGCGCAAGCGGATTGCCCATGGCGTCGCGGCGCGTGTGATAGCTATTCGGGACACCGCCAACCGCCGCATTGTGGGCGGGCGTGCGATATGTGCTGGTGATTGTCTCACCTTCAACGCCTCGGAAAGCCGCCCGACGCGGTGGGCGTCGGACCTCCCTTGTCGAAGCCGTCGAAATCCGGGGGAAGCGTCGCTGGGGGCTGTGCACCCCCCGGAGCCGTAGATGCTGGACCACCTCCTCCCAATAGTGACGGAATTGCCGAGCGCGGGCCAAGAGCCACGCGGTTGCCCGGAAGCGGGATGCTGACCACGGGGTCATTCAGTGCCGTGATGCGATCCTGCGCCGCCTTGCGCACATATTCAGGCTGCGTCAGGTCATTCGCCAGGTTCGCCAAGCGCACGATTTCCGGCTGCTCCGGTGCCGTCCGGAAATCGCCAAGAACCTTGCTCGTTGTCGGATCAATGAGTTGCCCGTTGATCTCGATGGGTTCCGCGCGCTTCGTTGCCCGCGTGTATTGGTCCATCGCCAGCTTGCGAACCGAGGGGTCGATATACTGGTTTGCCAGCGCGGCCGAAATAGCCGGGTTGATAGGGGCGCCCCCCGGCGCCGGGACTTCGCCGCCGGGGGACATAGGAGGCGTGCCCGGAGCGGCGCCGGGGTTCATAAGGGCCTGGAGGACGCGGTCGCTTTCGGCCGCATTGCGCTCGGCGGCACGGTCGGCCGACTTCTCGCGGAAAGCTCCCAGAATATTGCCCGAAAGCCGCGCAAGGCCCTGCGTCCAGTGCTGGACCGGCGAATAGTCCGGCTGCATTAACGAGGCTGCGATCTGACGCTCGCGCTCGATCTGGTCGGGCGTCAGGCGTCGCCCCCCTGCACCCCAGACAAAGGGCTGCGAGGTCGTCTGCATCTGGCCCAAGGCCGAAGGGGTGAGGCTGATAGCCATTATCCCCACTTTCCTATGGCGGCACCGCCAAGATTACCCGCGAGACCAAACAGGCCGCCAAGCAACGCATTGCTGTTCTGAAGCTTCGACTGGTACTGTTGGTTGACGAGCCCAGTATAATCCACGCCCCCGACGCTCGCTTGCGGCGTTGGCCCGGACATCTGCGCAGGGTTGGACACCTGCGAGCCCGAGAGCAGAGCAGTGATCTCGTTGATGGGCTGATTGCGCGTCGCCAGGGCTTCGCCGAATGCCTGCCCGCGACCGGTCAGCGCCAACTGGTTCATCTGGTCCGTGTTGGCATTGGTCATGCGGGACATCTCGCTGTCCCATGCCTGGGTACCTGGACGGAGGCCGGAATTGACCAACCTCGAGCGCAGGGCTTCTTCATTGCGCTGCTGTTCGGGCCGAATGCGGGAGGCGCCCAGATCATATGCCCAGTCCGCCGCGTCCTGATTATTGAACTCGAACGGGTCCTTCAGATAGTCGCCAATCGCAGCAGACTGATCCTGTGCGATGCCGGCGATGTTCGATTGCGCCGCCTGCGACTTATCGAAAATGCCCTGCTGTTCGGGACTTAGTGTGGTTGTCTGCGTGTACTGCGGAACCGTGACGGTCTTGCCCGTGGAATCAACGAAACTCTGGGAACCGGTCGGGTTGTAGTTGACGCTACCCCAAGGGTTCACTTGGTTCGTCATGTTGATGAGGTTTTGCGAAGTCGCCGTGTCGCGATTCATCCCCGACTGGGCGGCGGCTGTTGCCATCGGATCGGGGGCTTTGGGCGTCGAGACCACGTGCGGACCTACTCTAAACGTGCCCGAAGTAGGTCCAGCGGCACAAATGCAGGGCCTTGTCTAAACTATTTCGCGCCGCGGTTCAATAGCGCCACTCCTCCCGGAGAATGCCCGCCACGAGCCCGTTCTTGCCCGGCCCGAAATGGTTCCGCAGGCAGCCTTCATATTGCCCACCAAGTCGCTCAGCGAAAGTTGCCGTGATCTCATCGGCCGTTATCGCCGTCATCCGCTCACAGCCAAGCTGGTCGAATACATAGGTCCCCACGGCCTTGAGGAAATCCTTGGTCCATCCCCTGCCCGCTACGGTGACGTGCAAATCGGCGCCCTCGAAGTGATTGAACACCACGCCGCCGATGATCTCCCCGTCCCGCTCTATGCCCATGGCGGTGAATGGGGGGCACAGGCCAAATCCGAGCCTTTCGGATACGAACTGGGCGCAGCGATCGTCTGCCACGATCATGTGACAATTTCCGCCGTCTCAAAGGTGGTGTCGATGCGGATCAACTCGGCATCGATCGGCGCAATTGCGCCACTGGTGATCTGGAGCGAAACCGAGCATGCGTATCCAAGGCCGGAGACCGAGCGCCAATTCTCCGAGATAACCTGGGGTGTTTCAGCACCCCAAATGGACTCACCCCAGACGCCCGCGCCCCAGATGCTTTGTGCCCCGCCTACGACGGTCGAACTGGGGGGCGCCGGGAGGCTGAGATTGAAATCGCTATGCCATTGCAGCTGGTCATTAACTGGCGTGGTTGCTCTGACCACCGCCCGGGCGAGCTTGCCGATCTTGGCTGAAGCAGGCGTTCCGAAATCCTCGAACAGCGGCATCACCGCTCCAGTGTAGGGAGCGCCGTCGTCCTGCCCGGAAGCGTTGGCGATGAACACCTTGCCGTCCGGAGATCCGAAGTAAAGCCGCCCCTCATAGACCTCGAAGCACAGCGCCTGCCAGCCGGTGAACCGCGCCCATGCTCCCGTCTCCGTATTGGTGATGAAGATCACCGGGACCGGGAAGGAATCAGGCGTCGGCGGTGCGAAGGCTGCGATCTTGAGTTCCGGCCAGACTTCACCTTGCCAGCCATCCAGCCCGCGCAGCTGCACCGCATCCGACCACGCATCCGCTATATTGTACGAGACAGTGGCGACGTTCAGCGACGTGATATCGAGGGAAATGGCCTTGGACAGGGGAACGAGTCCTACACTGGTAGCAACGGCGATGTCACCGCCACCACGGATGAAGCCGCGGTTCCCCAACGGCTTGCCGATGCGGTAGACACCTACCTTCGACCATGTATCCGCCTCGCCAGGATAAATGCCCTGATAGACGGCAACCTCGCCCTCTGTTGAAACGAAGATGTTCTGCTCGGACATGCCGCCTTCAAGGCTACCTTCAAGCGACCAAGTCTGCCCGAACAGCAAGGATCCGCCGCGACCGAATACCCCGGACAGTGGGAAAATGACGGCGCCCCCGCCGATCGCGTCGACATTTTCCAGGTACCACGCATTCATGCTGTCCTTCTGCGCGAACCAGAGCCTGTTCTTGTAGACCCACACATAGGACATGTCGGCAGTGGTCAGGCCGCCCGTGAAGGTGATACCGGGAGCCGCGACGACATCCGCCCCGTTGGCAGTCGCGTCGCCGGTCGCATCGTCGGTGATCGTCTCATTGTCCTGAAACGGTCCCCCAGTCAGATCGGTCAGCCAAAGCACACCAACCCCGCCGGCATCTGGGATCACGCGGTTGATCGTGGCGGTAGCCCCTGAAGTTCCCCCCGTGAGAGTCGCGCCTTCGGTGAAATCATCAACCAAAGCGTCATAAGCCAGCGTATAGACCCCGCCCGGCACAGATGGGTAGAAGGTCGTGCCGTCATAGAGAAAGCCGGTGTCCTCGCCATTGACGCCCACCAGATATACTCCTCCTGTCGTCGCGAACTGGACAACGATCCAATTGCCGCCAGTGAAGCCTCCCATTACATCGCTGAACTCGGTTGAACTCCACCCGAACCAGTTGCCGTTCTCATCCCCCAACAGGTCGCCGTCCTCGTTTACCAGCTCGCCATCATAAGGGAACTCGATATTGGTGATGTCGTAGATCGTGGTGGGGGTAGCCCCGAAAAGGTGCTTGTTTGCCCCGTCCTTGTAGGAGAACAGGCTCAGCGCGTCCTGAGCGCCGTTGCCGAGCGTGCAATACAGCACCTTGCCGCGCCGCAACTGCACACTTGTCGCCCGTGGGATGAAATTGTCCAGCACGGCAGCGCCTTGCGGCTGGCCAGGCTGACCCGGTACCGCCAGCGAGCGGTTACTGATCCATCCGGCGATCGGCGCCGCGAAGGACTTCAGGTCCGATTTTCTCGGCTTGGGCCGTGTCTGGCGCCGCGCATACATGCTCTTACCCTAGCGCCCAGGGCCACGCGACGCCGACGCCGGGGATCCTGCGGCGCGAATTACTGCGATAGACGCGCGCGCCCTTGTCGCTTGACCCATATTCGTCGAGCGCCTTGATGAAGGCCTCCTGATCCCCTGAAGCGTCGAGTTTCTTATTCTCCCGCCAGCGCCAGACAAGGCCGAGAGTGAGTAGTCGTTCGGGCAGCAGGAAGGTGTCGGTGTCGGAGGTAAACGCGGCCTTGAGCTCAAGCGTAGCTGCATCCCGAGCCCAGTTCTTGCTGATATACGGATAGGTAGCTGTCTGCGTGGGAGCCGGCGTGAAATGCAGGCCGCTGTTATACATCGCCCACACGCCGGGGAACGGCCCCCAGCCACTGTTTACGAGATAGATATATTCGTTGAGATCCAAGATGCGGCAATAGCCCCACGCCCATGTGGTGACATCCTGCACCTCTGCCGTCTTCAGCATGCGATCGTAATCATCGGGGAGCGAAAACTCAGTCGTCGAACCATCCCCGGCGATCGTCGCGAAGTGGGTCAAGCCCTGCCAATCCTGATATTTGGCGATGTCAGCCGCCACCTCGTTGACGAGGTCTGCAATTTCGGTCTCAAACACATTCGACGAGCCGAAAAAGGTGCCGGGCTTCTGGCCCAACAACCTTATCGTCGCCGACTGCATGGCCGAGAGAATCGCCATCAGGCAGCCTCTAAACTGCTCAACATGGAGACCAAGGTGGCTCGCGATGGATTGCCGCGCGGGCGCGCGCCTGCCAGTTCCTCGATCTTGTCTTTGATCTGGCCGTCATTCATCGCCGCATAGGCATCGTCCGCGGCCTTCACCGCCGCGTCGATCTCTGCCGGCGTGCTATCCTTCTCAGGAACCAGTGTTGAGCGGCCTTCCAGCTCGGCGATACGGGCCCGGAGAGATTCCAGCTCGCCGAACGCACCCATATTCGCCATACGCTCGGCCATATAGGCGTTGGCGGCCTCCTTGAGGCGGTTACCGTTCATACCCAGCGCCTTCAGGCCAGGGCCTTCGAGATGGTGCAGCGCCTCGATGCTGTAGATGCGCAGCGCCCGGCAGACGGAGAGCAATTCTGGCGTCACGCCATACTGGCGCAGGGCTTCCAGCGGGGTGCCGCGAGCCTCTTGCGGGTTGCCCTCCTTGAAGGCGCGATACTGTTCAGCCCAGCGCTCGGCATAGCTGATCACCGTGTTACCCTCGCGGCTCGACATTTCGTGCACCGGGAACACGGGAGAATAGTTCTTGGAGCCCGCAAAGCGGACTTCAACGACCTCCATCATTTCCATCACCGCATGACCAGCGGTTTCCGATTTCGGGATGTTCTCGATTTCGATGATCTTGAATACCGGAGTGATGGTGATTTCGCGGGGGTCGATTTCGACAATGCGGTTCATGGAAAGTCCTCCAAAAGGTGGGAAAGGGTGGGCGGGTGCCGAAACCCCCGCCCGGCTCATGGATTAGGGAGCGGTGCCCTTTGCGACCCAGAAGCGGTCGCCAGCAACCAGCGTCCCGCTGTAGAAGCCCGTGTGCGGGGCGTACCAGCCGCCGGCACCCGTCGCCGCCGTCACGCGCGGGTTGGTACCCGCGGCGTTGACGGTGAGCGCGACCTGCGTGCCAGGCGACGCAGCGACCGTGATGGTGCCCGACGCCTCGACCCACATATATTCGCGGCCATCGTCGCCGGACGCCTTATCGCCGGTCTGGGGGCTCATTACCTGCCCGGCACCGGCAGCTGCACGGCCAGGGCCGTCGTACCAAGCCTGATCGTCCTTCACGACCTGAGAGAGGTTCGGGCCCAGCGAGGGGTTCATGCGGAAAGGAGAGGTGGTCATGTCATTTGCTCCTTACGAAGTGGTGCGGATGCGATAGGAGAACAGCGGGTTCTCCAGCACGACCTGGCCGCTCCACACAATGCCCTGCGCGACCGCGTCCTGATTGATCGGACGAAGGCCATTGCCGGGGTGGAACGGCACGAACGACTGGCCGGGGAACTCGTAGATCGAGAGCCCGTCTGTATCGATGCCGAACACCGTGTTGGCGGGCATGACGTTGCCGATGCCGCCGGCCGCCATGATGTCCACCGGACCCGCAGGCGTGATGTACGAAAGACCAGAGAAGCCGAGCCTCCCAAGCCGCTCGGACACAATACGCTGGTGCGCAACGAACGAAGCCGAGATGGGCTCGTAGGCCAGCGCGTCGGCGATCAGCAGGTCAGCATAGCGACCGTTGCGCGAGCGATTGAGCGAGATGCGCTCGATGATCGGGCGCACGGTGGTGACATCCCAGGCGGTGTAGCCCGCCACATCGCCGGAGACGATGTTGAAGGTGCTCGTGCGCCAGTTCGCCACGGTGCTGCGGTCGATGCCGCCATAGATGCCGGTATTCGGGACGATTGGGATCGCGCCACCGAGACCGATCATCTGCCGGCCACCGTCTGCGGTGCCGTCCCCAACCATACCGACCTCGAAGGTCTCCTTGGCAGCCTTCTCGGCGGAGTCGATATAGAACTCCATGAGGTCGATGATCTCTTCCTCACCCTGGTTGTACATCAGCTCGGTGCCGTTCAAAGAGAACGGTGCGACCACGCGCGACCAGTTGAACACGGCGCTGTTCAGCAGCTCCTTCGGCGTGATTTCGATCTTGTCGTAACCGGTGAACCACTGCGCGGTCAGCTTGTCGAACTGGACCGGGATGCGAAGCTCTGGGCCGCCGGCACGCTTGACCTTGATGCGCCCACGGTCACGAAGGATCGCGGTCAGCGGGGTCGAGTTGTAGACGATATCCTGCACATTGCGCGATCGGCGCGCCACCGAGGCAGTCAGCAACTGCCCGTAATTGCGGTCAGAAATGATAGACATGAAGCGATGCTCCTATTACGAGCGCCTCTGTCGACGTAGTTCGTCCTGAAGCAACTCGCGGATTGAACCGCCGCGCTCGGATTCCATGTCGGTAGTGACGGCACCGGGCGCGGATTTGATGGATTTTTGGCCGACGAGGCTATCCGCAGCTCGGCTTTCAGGAGCAGGCGCTTGCTGGGCTTCGTCTGGAGCGGGTGAGGAAGGCGGGTGTAGCCGCTCAGCCATCACATATGCCGCTTCAAGACGCTCCGCAGCGCTCAAGCTGGGGGAAATCATAGCAGATTGTAGAATTGCTGCAATTGGTTCTTGCAATTCGTCAAATCGCGGATGGTCGGCTTTGAATGGAGCGATAACTTCTACCGCGATCAGTCTCGCTTTGGTCTCGGCGAGCTCCTGCTGAGCCCGTTGGACTTCGGGATCTGGCTGGCGCGGCTGCTCCTGCTGCGCCTGCGCCATGATCTGCTGGTAGCCTTGTGGCCCCTGCTGGACGATATGCTGCGCAACCTCGTAAAGGGAGATGGCCCCGCCATCGGTCTTGCGGGGCCCGATCTCCTTGAGGATCGCGTCCAGTCCGGCAATGGGGTTGCGGCGCATCAGATTTTCGACATGATTCATCTGCGCCAGGCTCTCACGAAGATCCCTGCCATTGCTGCGGGCGAGTTCGTCGAAGGGACGGATGCTCTCGTAGCGCTCGGTGTGCGCCTTGGTGCGGTCCATCGCTTCGGTGTGCTCGCGCACCATGATCTCGATGTCCCGGCGCACCGGACGCGGCACGTTGCGCCACATCTCCTTGCTGTCGGGCAGGAAGTTCTTCGGCGGCTCGGGATAGTGTTTGTTCTCCCCCGACTTCTCTTCCGCCTTCGCAGCAGCATCGTCGACCTTGCCGGTGTCGTTGGCAGCTTCATCCTTGGCCTTGGGCACGAACTTGCCATCGGGCGCGCGGTCGGCGACCTTGGGCTTGTCCTCCGCCTTCTCGTCGGCTTTGATTTCGGGCTTCTCGCCCTTTTGCTCCTTGGCGTCCTTAGGATCGGTCTCAACCTTCTCGCGAGCGTCGCCCTCTTCCTTGACGACCGCGGCGATCGTGTCGCGCAGGCTCGGTTCCGGCTTGTCCTCGGTCAGTTTTGGCACCCCGCCGCCGCTAGGGCCGGCTTCGGTGTTCGTGTCTATTACCGTGGAAAGCGGCTCAGCCGCCATCGGTTCGCTCGCAAGCTCAGTCATGGCAAAAGTCCCGGTTGTGCCGGCGGCCCCGGCGGAATAGGCGGCACGCGCCCGTTTTTCACGTCCTCGATCGCTGCCTTGATGTCCTCCCTCCGCTG